GTAATGACTAAAAAGAAAGATACAAGACGAGATGCTTGGAACTTTGATTACTTAGGATTGAAAGCATATGGTACAACTACACCTAGGAAGTATCACGATTGGGTGTACATGGCAGATGACCAAATGAATAAGGTGTTGAAGACAGTTATTGTATTGGTATATGCCTATGGTTTCTTTGTGGCTATAACAGATATATGGGAGAATCTATAATGACTAAGGTAGTATATGATACATGGCAATCTGTAATGAACCATGAACGTAATCCATTGCGACACATACCTGACTTGAACACTAGACACATGGTTATGCAAGTATTAGCATGGATGTGGTGCATAGTATTCTCTATGTACTTTGGTAGTATGTGGGTGTTTGGTATAACTGCCATTGCTCACGTGTTTATAATCTGTGCTATTGTTTTAACTGTAGCTACATTTGAAACTGCAAAGAGAAAGCCTACTTTCTTTCTGAAGAAAGGCTATCACACACCAAGCAGAAGTAGATATATGTATTACAATGGCAAGAGAATTAAGTATGACGATAACGACAAAGGTGGAGAGCATGAATAAAAGGAGAGGAGATATATCTGAACTACAAGTTGCTACTCACTATTTAGAGAATGGATATGAAGTGTTTAGAAATATATGTAGCACAGGTTTAATAGACTTAGTTGTTGTTTGCCCTAAAACAAAACAAGTTTTTTTGTATGATGTAAAAACAATGACTGAATACAAAAGAGTAGACAACGTGGCACATATATATGCTAACCCTACATCAGAAGAGCAAAGAAAGTTTGGTGTAGAAACAGTAGCTTTATATAAAGATAAAATATATACAGACCCAATTAGAATAAAGGAGAGAGTAAAATGACACAGATTAAACTTACAGAAGTACAAGAGGAAAGACTATTGAAGCAAGTTAATAACTTGAGAGAGATAGTTAATAATGTTAATGATGGTATGCCTTTAGACTACCATACAGTAGTTGAATTACCTAGCTTAGAATTTATATTAGCAGACATATTTAATTTAGAGTTGCCTAAGTGTGAGCATAGTTATGCAGACAGATGGAGAGATTATAAATTTATAAAGAAAGGAAAGAAAAATGTGGCATAGAATAGTAGATTTTTTTAATATAAACTATGGAGAGGGTACAAAGTTTGACCTCGACTATGGTAAGCTACTGATAATAGCATTGTGCATATACATAGCCATAAAGGTGTGACATGACTGTTAGCGATTGGAAATATGTTAGGACAAATTCTAAGGGAGATGCTATATTTAGAAAAGATACTAATGAAACTTTAGAGTTTGTTGAAAAATATTTACAAGATAAAGATATAGAGTATTCTGTAAATAGGGCAGCATCTATGCTTTGGATAACAAATCAAGAGGGCAGAGAGTATGTTTACTATTGGACTACAGGCAGATGGTCTAAAAGAAGAATGTCTTACAAAATACATTATCGTAGTAATGGTATTGATGATTTTGTTACAAGATTCTTAAACAGATTTGTCGAAACAAATAAAAAGGAAAGAGAAGATGCAGTTAAAAAACTTAGTCAATGATTATTATTTATCCTTTGATTTCAAGAACTTACGAGAAGAAACTAAGAAACAATATCAATATTTTCTTGGAGTAATGTTAGATACAAAAATTGAAGATAAAAAATTATCCAAACACAATTACACAAAGTTATCCACACGTTATGCAAAAACTGCATATAACATTTGGTGTGAAAAAGGTGTGTCTATGGCTAATCATGTTATGTCTGTAACACGAGTTGTATTTAATCATGGCATCAGAGAAGAACTGTGTGCTATTAATCCCTTTGCTAGTGTCCGTAAGAGAGTCTCTGAGAGGCGAAAAGTAGTTTGGACTAGGGAAGATGTCCAAAAGTTTTTAGATACTGCCTACAGCGATTTTAACACACGTAATTTAGGGTTAATTGGACACATGGCATATGCTTGGTGTCAAAGATTAGGAGATATGAGAGTGCTAGAGTGGTCTGCAATAGATTTTGATAAGCAAACTGTGCATATTGAGCAATCTAAACGTAAAGCAGACGTATATTTACCCATTGATAATGATTTATTTGAGATGCTACAGCAACAACATCAAGATTTTGGGTTTCAAAAGTATGTAGCACCTCGACCAAAAGCTATAAAGGGTGTATACAAGCCTTATTCACTACATAAACTACCATTTTTTGCTAGAAAACTGATGCAAGATGCAGGTTTATCTGATGAATTACGTTTATCAGACCTTAGAAGAACAGGAACTACGGAAATGGTTGATGCAGGGGTAGGAATAGGGCAAATTATGTCAGTTACAGGGCACTCTAACCCTAATAGTGTAAAACCATACATGAAAAATACATTAATTAGTGCAAATTTTGCATTGACAGAACGAAAAAAGCATGGTACAAGCATTTCAACTGCCGACAAGGAAAGTGTATAGTATATGACTAATGTATATAACATTGTAACTGATATGAACATCAGTAATGGTGTTACGAAAAGGACTAACTGTCCTAATTGTGGTGGGTTCAATACCTTTACAGTTACAAACAATATGGGCAGTCTTGTATGGAACTGTTACAAGGCATCTTGTAATGTGAAAGGTGGTACTAGAGTATTCTTATCAGCAGATGATATTAAAAATACTTTTAGTGGATTCAAAGAGTTTGCTGACGAAAGTTTTAGACTACCTGAGTACATCATTCCTTATACAGGAGAAGACTTTTACGGAATAGATAAGAAACATTTGATGTATGACGTAAAAGAAGATAGAGTTGTGTTTGTAGTCAAGCATAACGATATAATTGTAGATGCCACAGGGCGAAGTTTAAAAAATAAATTGCCTAAGTGGAAAAGATATGGAAAAAGTGCCTTGCCTTATGCCTTTGGTTGTGGTAAGGTCGCAGTTGTTGTTGAGGATTGTGTGAGTGCGACAATCGTAGGTAATGATGTATTAGTTGGGGTAGCTGTGTTGGGTACGTCACTATCTGAATCGCATAAAAATTATCTTGCACAATTCTCAACAGCTATAATAGCACTAGACCCTGATGCCCTACCGAAGACACTATCTTTTGCTAAAGAATTACGAGGACACGTAGACAGTATAAAAGTTCTCAAGTTACAAGATGATTTGAAGTATCGTAACTCTGTCGATATGTTGAATTTAAGAAACCTAACCCCAAAGGAGTAAACACATGGAATTATCGTTAATACGAAGTTTGATGGACAAGGAGTTCTATGATGAGCATAGAGGTGCTAAATGTCCTGACAGATTGTTTAGTAAAGATGTAAGAAAGATTAAACAATCTATAGACAAAGCTATAGAGAGATACAACAGGTCTGTTACACCTGATGAGATAGAGGCTTTGTTTATGACATCTAATCCAACATTCACCACAGCACAGAAGTCTATTTATACAGGTCTGTTTAACAGGATTAAGAAAGAACAGGCTATGGGTTTGGATGTAGCACAAGAGGTGCTGTCTAAGTTATTTCAACAAGTGATTGGAGAAGACATTGCCAATCTAGGGTTTGATTATGTAAACGGAGATAAGAGTAGTCTAGAACCTTTAAGAAGTTTGTTAGAGAAATATGGAGATGATTTTACACCTAACTTAAATATAGAATGGGATGACATAGACATGGATACACTACTTGAGAAGAATGACCTAGAGGCACGTTGGAGTTTCAATATACCTACTTTGACTAGAGTTATTGAGGGCATAAATGCAGGACACTTGATTGAGATAGGTGCTAGACCAAACACAGGTAAGACATCCTTTCATGCTAGTTTGATTGCTAGTCCGAGTGGCTTTGCACATCAAGGTGCTAACTGTATTATCTTATGTAACGAAGAATCTGCACACAGAGTTGGTGCTAGATATCTGACGGCAGCCACAGGTATGACGATGCAAGAGATTAGAAAGAATCCTAGTAGAGCAAGAGACTTGTATGCACCTGTCAAAGAACGAATCAAGATAAAAGATGCTACAGGTCGTGACATGTCGTGGGTGGAGAGTGTTTGTAAATCATACAAGCCTGACCTAGTGTTACTAGATATGGGAGATAAGTTTGCTACCACAGGTGGCTTTGCTAGAGTAGATGAAGCCTTAAAAGCAAATGCAATATATGCTAGACAGATTGCTAAACAGCATGAGTGTGCTATGTTTTACATGTCACAGCTTAGTGCAGATGCAGAAGGTAGGATAGAACTGAATCAATCTATGATGGAAGGCAGTCGAACAGGTAAGGCAGCCGAAGCTGACCTCATGCTTTTGATAGCCAAGAACCCTACTACAACTACTGAGGGTCAAGAAGAAGATACACAAAGACACATAAACATAGTTAAAAACAAGTTGACAGGATGGCATGGTCGTGTAGAATGCAATCTTGAATACAAGACAGCGAGGTATGTACCATGAGACTAGTAATTGATGTAGAAAATACTGTAATACAAAGAGATGGTAAGTTACACTTAGACCCTTTTGAAGAAAGTAATTCATTAGTGATGGTGGGTTTACTAAATGCTAATGACGAAGAAACCATAGTGACTTTTGACCATAGTGAGGTGGATGCAACACCTGATGGTCATACTATAGTTCAGAGAGCATTAGATGATGCAACTTTACTCATAGGACATAATATAGCCTACGACTTAGTATGGTTGTGGGAGTCAGGTTTCAAGTATGATGGTTCAGTCTTTGATACCATGTTAGGCGAGTATGTTTTACAACGTGGACAGAAACAGCCTCTATCTCTTGAGGCATGTGCAGAAAGGTATGAGTTAGATACACAAAAAGAAGATACACTTAAAAACTATTTTAGTAAGGGTTATACAACTAGAGATATACCACACAGCGAATTATCTAAGTATCTAAGTGCAGACTTACATGCTACAAAAGAATTGTCTGATAAAATTTATATTAGACTCAATGGTTCTTTTGATGTGTCTTTGACAAACACTGTCTTACTTACTAATGATGTGGCTATGTGTTTAGCAAAGATATATTCACGTGGTTTTTCAGTGGACATGGAAGCCTTAGATGCAGTTAAGAAAGAATTTGAGGATGAGAGAAAGCAACTAAATACAGACTTGTTTACTCATGTAGCTAACCTTATGGGAGATACACCTATTAATTTAAATAGTCCTGAACAATTATCTTGGGTAATATATGGTAGAAAAATTAAAGACAAAACAGAATGGGCAAACTCAATAGACCCATACATGGATGATGTTGATTTCAGAAACTTGATAATACAAGGCACTGAGGTTATGTACAAAACTCGTGCTGTACAATGTTCTGACTGTGATGGTAAAGGTGAAATATATAGAATGAAAGTAGATGGTAATCCATATGCTAAACCTAGTAAGTGCAAGCCATGTGACGGAGAAGGTTATATATTCCAAAAGACAGACAAGGGTGCAGGCTTAAGGTTTAGACCACCTAGTCCTAAGTGGGCGAGTGCAAATGGTTTCTCTACATCTAAGTTAAACTTGGAAACATTAGAGAGGGCAGCCCGTGCCAAGAACATGACTGATGCTGTAGACTTTCTATACAAAGTTAGAAGACTAAGTGCAGTAGAAACATACCTATCTTCTTTTGTTGAAGGTATAAAAATACACACAAAGAAAGATAGGAAGTTACACGTGAGACTTTTACAACATAGAACTGCTACAGGAAGATTCAGTGGAGCAGACCCTAATATGCAGAACATGCCTAGAGGTGGTACGTTCCCTGTTAAGAGAGTATTTGTATCACGTTGGAAAGGTGGCAAGATACTTGAGGCTGACTTTGCACAGTTAGAGTTCAGAACTGCTGCCTACCTATCACAAGATAAAACAGCTATAAAGGAGATTAAAGATGGATTTGATGTACATGCATACACTGCTAGTGTCATTACGGAATCAGGTCAGAAGACTAGTAGGCAAGAAGCCAAAGCTCATACCTTTGCACCCCTCTATGGAGCGACAGGGTTTGGGAGAACGTCTGCTGAAGCAAAATATTATGAACAGTTCACGAAAAAGTACGAAGGGGTCGCATTATGGCACACCCGATTGGCTAAAGAAGCTATGAGTAGTAAGGTTATAAGAACACCATCAGGCAGGGAGTTTGCTTTCCCAAATGTTTACAAGAATAAGCATGGTAGAGTGTCTAACTTTACACAGATAAAGAACTATCCTGTACAGTCATTCGCTACAGCAGATATAGTGCCTTTAGCTTTACTTTATATTGATAAATTGCTTGACAGCATGAAAAGTTGTGTGGTAAATACAGTACACGACAGTATTGTAATTGATGTGCACCCTGACGAAGAAAGAGCAGTGTTAGAGGCAATCAATACTACAAATAAGAATCTACCTAGTTTAGTGAATAGTAAATGGAATATAGAGTTTAATGTACCACTACTATTAGAATCAAAAATAGGTGATAATTGGCTTGACACTAAAGACGTTAGCTGATATAACTTATAGACTTTAAAAAGAAGGAGAATGTTAATATGACAGAACTAACTACTATTGATACCAATAACTATGTCGCAATGGCAAAAGCAATGGGTATCGCAAATGAGGGAAGTACTAATAAGCAAAAGAGTAGTACATTACCTAGATTAAAAATAAATCATTCAGCTATTATGGGTGAGGGAGAAGTTAATGGCAAGACTGTTAACTTGGAAGTTGTTGAAGGTGGTACATATAAATTAGAGATACCTGATACAGCAACCTATTATTCTAAATCTGTAAAGATTAGACCTTTCTTGCAGAGGTTTATGTACAAAAGATTTATTAAAGGTTTTAATGACCAACCTAATGAATATGTTAAAACTATTATGGCTGATAATCTAAATATAGATTTAAAAGATAATAAGGGTGGTCTTAACTGTGGTAAACCTGCAGGATATATAGAGGACTTTAAATCTCTTCCTGAGAAGACACAAGAACTTATAAAGCAGATAAAAAGAGTTCGTGTAATATTAGGAACTGTAGAGATGCTATCTCCTGTAAATGAAAAGGGAGATGATGCAGACGTGCCTGTGTCTCCATTCATCTGGGAAATCGATAATCGTGATGCTTTTAAAGATGTTGGTAAACCTTTTACTGATTTAGCCAAGCATAAGAGATTACCTATACAGCATACGATTACTGCTAATACTCAAGAAAGAAAGTTGCCTAGTGGTAATGTGTTTTACTTGCCTGTAGTATCTTTGGATTTAACTAATGTTATATCAATATCAGATGCTGACCAAAAAATGTTTGCAGACTTTATGTTATGGGTAGATAATTATAATACCTATATTGCTAATGCATGGCAGGAGAAAGCTAATAGTAATATATCAGAAGAAGATATGGATACTACTGATGACTTTGTTGATATTGAGATAGAGGAAGACGTAGCCTAATGCAACATCCTGCAGAACTAGCACTACATCAATTTATGGAAGATGCCTCAAATGGAAAGTCTACATTTTCAGATGAGACCATCTCTCAAGTAGGTAAGGATGTAATGGATGCTGTTAAGCGACAGTTTGGCAGTGGTCAACCTAGAGACAAATTTAGATTAAGAATGTCAAATATAGGTAGACCATCTTGCCAACTGTGGTACGACAAAAATAAACCTGAAGTAGCCTTGCCTCGTTCTACAACATTTGTTATGAATATGATGCTTGGAGACATCGTTGAAGCTGTCTTCAAGGGATTATTAAAAGAAGCAGGAGTAAAGTATGAAGATGCTGAAAAAGTTACTCTACGATTACCTGATGCTGAGATTGAAGGCACATATGATATTGTTATTAATGACAGTGTTGATGATATTAAATCCTCTTCACAATGGTCTTATAATAATAAGTTTGATTGTTTTGCTACATTAAAAGAAATGGATGGCTTTGGATACGTTGCACAACTAGCAGGTTATGCCAAAGCATCAGGCAAAAAAGCAGGTGGTTGGTGGGTAGTTAATAAAGCAAACGGAGACTTTAAATATGTTCCTGCGACAGGTATTGACATTGATGAAGAGATTAACTATATCAATACTACTATAAAAAAACTAAATGACAATAAATTTGAAAGATGTTTTGAACCTGAGATGGAGACCTTTAGAGGTAAAGAAACAGGTAATAAAGTACTTAGCAAACATTGTACATTTTGTTCTTATAGGTTTGACTGTTGGAAAGATTTGAAAGAACTACCTGCAGTTATGTCTCAAGCAAAGTCACCTAAGACTGTTGCTTATGTTGAAATGAAAGGAGAAGTGACATGAGTACAGAGACAGAAAAAATCGAAGACCTTAAAAAGTCTATCGAGACTATGGAAAAAGAGTTAACTGAAGCTAAAAAAGCATATCGTGAAATGAGAACTAAAGGTTTACGAGATGCTATGGAAGCTAAAAAGTTAGCTGACGAGGCAGTAAAAGAAGAGATGAAAGCTCTTGGATATACTTCAACTGCTAGTCATTTTAATTGGTATTGGAGAGACCTAACGTAGTGTCTCCACACCAAGCACGCAGAGATGCTATAAAGCATGGGTATAGGAGTGGTTTAGAACACAAGTTATCTATATATCTTGATGAACTAAAGCATAAATACTTGTACGAATATACTAAAATCGAATGGGAAGATTTATCGTATCGCACCTATACCCCTGACTTTATTTTAAACAATGGAATAATTATAGAAACAAAAGGAAGATTTTTAGCAGCGGATAGACGAAAACATTTAGCTATAAAAATACAGCATCCTAATTTAGATATTAGATTTATATTTACTAATAGCAAAACTAAGCTAAGAAAGGGAGCTAAATCGTCTTATGGTCAATGGTGTAACAAGTATGGATTTAGGTACTATGATAGGATAATACCTGAAGATTGGTTAAAAGAAAAAGGCAAAAACAAACACCCTAAATTTATAAAATTTAATGGTACAAAAATAATAAGGAGAAACTAAATGGATGAATTTAAAACACGACCTGAAGATTTTACTATAAGAGTTAGACCTCTCCTTGATAGAGATAAAAATTGGACAGGAGAAATAGATGTCGTAATTATTACACAACCTCACAACGCATTGTCTGACGATGATTACTACCAAGTAATGCATATATGTAAAATGATTTCATCAGTAATACCCTTAATGGAAAAAGATGTTAAACTTAGGGATACTGTTAATGATTATGTCGTAAATAAACTTGACAAAGATTACACACATGATATAACTAAAGATTCTAAAATAGAAAAGATTGAAGATAATATTATCAGAATTAATTTTAGACCTGAGACAAAACATTGATGAGGCATTTGGAGTACATGAAGATGAGAGCAAAACAAGCAATGGAACAATCCGATAATGTTGAGATGGAAGATATGGTTAATCATCCACCACACTATAACAAGGCAGGAATAGAAACCATACAGGCTATAAAAGCCATGACTGATGATGGTTTTGAATTTTACTTACAAGGTAATATTATGAAATACCTTTGGAGATACAGGTATAAGAATGGTGTTGAAGATTTAAAAAAAGCACAATGGTATCTTTCAGAACTTATAGATGTGGTTGAAAATGATAAGAGTTAAAGTAATGTTAACATTAGATGTGGATGAGGATGAGTACCCTGTTCCTGCTGATGAAAATGTAGCTGAAGAAATAGAAACAACTTTAAATGAAATGTTATATGATATTGGTGGTGTCACCATAAAGAATTTAAGAACTATACAGGAGAATAAAAATGATTAGTAATTACCTACCTACTGACTATCAAAATTTCATAGCACTCTCTCGCTATGCTAGATGGAAAGAAGATGAACAAAGAAGAGAAACTTGGGGAGAAACTGTAAATAGATATTTTGATTACATGGAAAGTCATCTAAAAAATAATCATAATTATAATATAACTAAAGCACTGAAAGAAAAATTATCAGAGCATATATTATCTCTAGGTGTAATGCCTAGTATGAGAGCCTTAATGACTGCAGGTGTTGCATTAGATAGATGTCACGTAGCAGGGTACAACTGTAGCTACATACCTGTAGATAGTCCTCGTAGCTTTGATGAATGTATGTACATACTTATGTGTGGTACAGGTGTAGGCTTCTCTGTAGAAAGAGAGAATGTGGATAAACTTCCTATAGTGAATGAGCACTTTGAAAAGTCATCTACTATCATCAAAGTGGCAGACAGCAGACCCGGATGGTCAAGAGCGTTACGTGAGTTAGTATCTTTACTGTATGCAGGACAGATACCTACATGGGATGTATCAGAGGTACGACCTGCAGGTGCAAGGCTAAAAACATTTGGTGGTAGAGCATCAGGACCTGCTCCTCTCGTGGATTTATTTAAGTTTTGTATAAATAAGTTTACGCAGGCAAAAGGTAGAAGATTATATCCCATTGAGTGTCACGACCTTATGTGTAAGATAGGTGAGGTTGTAGTTGTAGGTGGAGTAAGACGTTCTGCTCTTATCTCTTTATCTAATTTAGGAGATGACCAATTAAGACATGCTAAATCAGGGGAATGGTGGGATGAACCTGACAAAAATATAAAAAGAGAGGGTCAAAGAGCTTTGGCTAATAACTCTGTAGCTTATAAAAATAAACCTGAAATGGGTACTTTCATGAGAGAATGGACATCTTTATACGAATCAAAATCAGGTGAACGTGGTATATTTAACAGACAAGCAGCTAAAGTTAAAGCATCAGAAAATGGTAGACGTGAAATTGACCATGATTTTGGATGTAACCCATGTAGTGAGATTATACTCAGACCATATCAGTTTTGTAACTTGACTGAAGTTGTTGCACGTGAAACAGATGACATGCTTTCTCTACAGGAAAAGGTACGTATGGCTACGATACTTGGTACATTCCAATCTACACTAACTAACTTTAAATACTTACGTAAAATATGGAAAACTAATACAGAAGAAGAAAGATTATTAGGTGTATCTTTGACAGGTATACTTGACTGTCCTGTGTTGTCACCTGACAATAGTAATCTAGAATCTAATTTAGAAATACTAAAAACAGTTGCAGTAGAAACTAATAAGAAGGTAGCTGAAGATTTAGGTATATCACAGTCAACTGCAATCACTTGTGTAAAACCTAGTGGTACAGTTAGTCAATTAGTTGACAGTGCATCAGGCATTCATGCTAGACACAATGACTACTACATTAGAACTGTACGTGGTGATAACAAAGACCCACTTACACAGTTTATGAAAGATAGTGGCATACCAAGTGAGCCTGATATAGGTAAACCTGACAGTACAACTGTGTTCAGCTTTCCTATGAAGTCACCTTCAGGTGCTGTTACGAGAACACAGATGTCTGCTATTGAACAATTAGAATATTGGCTCATGTTCCAGAGGCATTGGTGTGAGCATAAACCATCTGTAACTATATCAGTAAAGGAAGATGAGTGGATGGATGTAGGAGCTTGGGTGTATAAAAACTTTGATGAGGTATCAGGTATATCCTTCTTACCTTTTAGTGACCATACATATTCACAAGCACCCTATCAAGATATAACCGAACAGGAGTATGATGAGTTATATAAGAAAATGCCTGCTTCTATTGATTGGTCTAAATTAGCAGACTTTGAGAAAGAAGATACAACTAGTGGGTCAAAAGAACTAGCTTGCACAGCAGATGCTTGTGAGATGGTTGACATTCAGGCTAGTTAATGTTAGAAGATACAATACAACTAATATGGTGGCAATGGTGGTTACTTATTGCCATCACTATAAATACTTTAATAAACTTAATTGTTTTCTTTAAAGGTAGAAAGCTACACATAAGGGAACTATTACATCTAAAACCTAAAAGAAAAGGAGAGATAAATGCAAAACCTAGAACCTAATAAAGAAGACAGAAAAAAGTTTGATATAGACTTAGAGTATGGCAAAGTAAGAGAGCAGTTTGTAGCAGAGATGTTACAAGATAAAAAGATAGAAGTAAAAAGTGAGAGAGATATGTGGCAAAGAACAGGAAACATAGCCATAGAGTATGAATCATATGGTAAACCTAGTGGCATCAATGTGACAGAGGCAGACTATTGGTTTCATAACTTATGTATAGGTGAAGATGTTTTTTGCACACTTGTCTTTCGTGTGGAGAATCTCAAGAAGCTAATTGAAAAGTTAGATTATAAGAGAAGTGTATCAGGTGGAGACCATAATGCATCTAGAATGTATTTACTAAAACTAGATAAGTTATTTTCATCTGACGTTATAAAAACATTTAAAGGAGAAAAATAATGAGAGAGATGTTATTATCAGCATTAAAGTCTTACTATGTAGGGCACATCAACAAACATATAGCTAACGTAGAAATATATTTAAGTAGGTCTACAGGTATTGGAGAACATTCAGATATCGTAGAAGCTATGGATAAAGAAGTAGGAGAAATTGGCAAATACGATGACAGACTATCAATGATAATGAAATATTTAGAAAGGAGACAGTCAAATGCAGAAGCAACAGAAGAGCAAAAAAAGGAATCCAAATCTAAGTAAATATGATGCACCCTTGAAGATACAATTTAACAAGGGTATGTCAGACTTTAAGAGAGGTAGAGTCACTAATCCGTATAACCTCAATACTATGCAAGCACGAGAGTGGGTACGAGGTTTTAACATAGCCTACTTTCAAAGACTAGAAAGGGTCAAAAGGGATGAGGCTAGAAGAAGAGGCGAAAAAGTTCATGCAGTCAGTTAATAAGAGTTTGATAACTGCGAATGAATATCAAGAGAAGTGTAAAGCTACAGCAATATATCCAAAGAAAGATGCTATAGCCTACCTTTCTCTTGGTCTTGTAAGTGAAGCAGGAGAAGTTGCAGGGAAAGTAAAGAAGAACATACGTGATGGTACGGAATCAAATGTAGCTTCTGAGATAGGAGATGTTCTGTGGTATTGTGCTATGTTAGCTAATGAATTAGATGCTAACTTAGGTAAGATAATGGAAGATAATCTACATAAACTTAATAGCAGAAAAGAAAGAGGAACACTTGCAGGTTCAGGAGATAATAGATAATTATTTAGGTCTTTGCTTAGAGTAAAAAGACTTAGTTGAAGTTAAAGATAGTAAATAATCTACATCATCTGCGTTAAAAAAATCAGGCTCTCTATTCTTATCTATTTCAAATTGTTTTAAGGCAGTTCTTTTTGTAACCTCATAGTTACCTCTAAATCTAGATATCATTCCTGACAAAGTAGCATCTGTTTGTCCTGTTTTAAGTTCAGCACGAATTGATTGTTTCATAACTTTTATATAGTCACGAACACGTGAAGCAGTTTCATCAGCACTTAAATTTTCTTCAGCCGCAGTCATTAAAACTTCGGGTATTTCTCTGTTCATAGTTTCGCCAATTTCTTTGTTCATGTATCTATCAACTTTAGCAGAGCTAGTTCTAGACATAAAATCTCTGTATGTAAATCCTAATTGATTTAATCTCTGTACATAATTAGGTGGCACACGATTTAAGGTAGCACCAAACATGATTTTCATAAATGGCAATATTCTTTCAGGCACTTCTTCAAATCTAGGGTCTTCTTTAAATGGTACATCATCTTGGTCAAAACCAACAGACTCACCTACTCTAGCTAATCTAGATTTAAATGGTTTAAATACACCTTGAAAGAAAGATTCAATACCATCCATTTTTTCAGGGTCTGAGTTATAATCTCTTTGTCTTTGATATGTGTCTCCTATACCTAACTGTGCAGGAGCAGATGCAAAATCAGCTATTTGATAAAGAGGTTGTAAATACCCACTCATAGCTTCACCTAAATATCTACCTAGATTATTATAAGTATCTTGCATTTCTAATGGGTCAGTAGAGCTACTTAACAAATCTTCTGTCATTAAAGCAATAGGACCTTTACCTCTAAAGTTAGTTCCTGTAAATCCTTCTACCATTTCACCTATATTTTTTTTACTAAAGTTATCATTGACTAACTCAGGGTCAAATCCTCTATGTATCATCTCTCCAATCAAAAGATATGGGGTTAAAGGAAAGAATGGTCTAGC